TGAGCGATGTTCAGCATCTTATGATGAAGATAGATGCTGATCAAATTGTCCCCCTCCAAGTTGAGGGGGGTGGAGGACCTATGCTGAGCGCGCCGTCAAAAACGGTGACGCTTCAGCCCCTCCATTATAAATCACTCACCCGATATGTTCCCAATGCCAAGATGACGGTATATGGAACATTGAGTGGTTTCAGACTCCGACCTAAGAGTTCGGTGTGTTTAACGCCCTTGAGTGAGGAGATGTGTGAGCATTTCCAGATCGAAGTGGCGCATTGCGCACCAGCTATGAGTGGGTGGGAGCCTTGGCATAATAACCTTGTGAACATGGTTCAGCCAGATAACACGTATGACCGCACGATTATTAAAGATTGTGTTGAGTCGTATGTGAGTGGCGTTGTTGAGATGCTCCCCACAGGTTGGGAGAAGGAGTTGACTTTTTTGAGCGACAAAGCGGCCGTGAATGGGCTGCCTGGGGTTCGATTCATTGATGGATTGAATCGCTCCACGTCCATGGGTTTTCCATGGGCGTGCCCAAAGACAAGTTTTCTCCTTGAGGATCCGTGTGAGAAGTACCCAGATGGGGTTACTTTCACACCAGAAGTTTGGGAGCGTGTACGTGCGATTGAAGCACGTTATGCTCAGGGACTTTGTGCCTATCCAGTGTTTACGGGACATTTGAAGGATGAGGCAATCCCCTTTGCCAAGCGCAAAGCGCAAAAGACAAGACTCTTTACGGCCGCACCGGCAGATTGGAGTATTGTAGTGCGCAGTCGGCTTTTGCCGTTTGTGCGATTGATGCAGAAGAATAAGCTGGCTTTTGAAGCAGCTATTGGTGTCGTCTGTCAATCAGTAGAGTGGGAATATGTCAAGGAGTTTGTTACCAAGTTCGGGGAGAGTCGAACTATTGGTGGTGACTTCAAATTCTATGACAAGAAGATGGCAACAGATTTCATCTTGGGCGCTTTTAGCGCTATTGCAAAGATCTATCAACTGGCAGGAGCCAGTCCGGAGGAAGTCCGGGAGATTTTGTGCATCGGTGAAGATACTGCCTTCTCTTTTTGCTCGTTCAACGGAGATTTGCTTGCCTTTTTGGGGTCCAACCCATCTGGGCATCCGTTGACCGTGGTCATCAACTCAATTGTCAATGCGCTGTACATGCGGTACTGCTATTGGAAGTTGAGTCCAGCAAATGAATGCAAGACTTTTAAGGAATTGTGGCACTCATT